TGATTAAAGTTAACAGTTTCTGTATCCGGTTCAGGGTCGACCGGAACAAAGGAAGCCGACTCCTCATTCCAGCGGTTTTCCTGCATATATTCGGAATCCCAGGAATTGAGAGCAGGGCGGGCCATGCCGGGTTTATCCTTGCAGACAAGAAATTTATAAGCACAGTCCTGAGCGTCCGGGTATTGTTCCAGAAATAACCAGCTAAATTTGGCTATTGCCCGGCGTTCGTCGCCTGCTTCAATGGCTGTGGCCACAGGTTTAGCGCCTTCTGCTGTTGCCTGTTCGTCCGGAATGGCGGCGCAAATAAAGACTTTACTCATTTTGTTTTACCTCATTACAGATTTAAGGGTGAACAAATCCCTGCCATTGCTGACATATAAAAATAAAACCGGATATTTATTATGGGGCTGTTTTAAAGGCCTGCCGGGATTTCGTTATTGTTCATGCGAATAACTTTGTCGACAGGATAACAGGTCCCGGGAATTTTTTGCTCAGCCGCGGCAGTCATGCATTCTTCCATTGAGTCATGTATGTCAATAACAAGATCAATCGGTTCATCAGAAACAAAAAAAACAGTCAGAACGAGTATAAATGCCGTATTCATTGCCTGCATCCTGTTTGCATCAGACGTAAACGGGCCAGCATCGAAACAATGCATATTTTATTTAGCAGTTCCTGTTCGTGTTTTCTTTTATTAATGGCATCTTCAGTAAATATCTGATTGCTGATAGTGACACCAATTTCAAAACAACCTTCAGACGTATTAACGTTTGGTAATAACGTTTCCATTATCGCGTCCTCAACAATGAATTTTGTGATGCGGTGCCTGGTGCCTCCAGGTGACGTTAACCAGTTAATAATTAACGTCGGATACAGAGAATCCACCCATAACACTGTTTTTAGCTTTAACTGTTCCGCGTGCGCTTAGCCGCATTCACCACATCACAAAATTCACTTTAAAAAGGGCGGCAGAGCAGTCACGGAGTAAAACTGATACCGCCAAACGCCACCAGAAAATTGATAACAGAGGGCGTTGTAGCGGGGTTGTCACTTAAGCGTATGGTCAACCTGATAACCCGGTGTCCTCAACGGGGAAGGAATAACCCCGCCATACTTACCGCCGTGCCATTTCGCGGAGTGCCACAACCGGAAGCGCACGGTCGAATTAAATTTAACGACACCGTACAGAGAGACCAATTTCGCCGTGCGCTTTCGCGTTATGCCCTGGCTTTTCAGGGATATATCCTTTCAGTAAACTGTCAGTACCGGATTCTTATCCGTGTCCGGCGCACGACCACACGTGACAGCGTGTTGGTCTCCATTTTTAACCCAGAACCTCAATGGAGGATAAAATGCCAAACAAAAAAAGAAATCCGCTTATTGAAAAACAGATTGAATGCCTGGTAAATCAACTCAGGCAATCAGGGTTATTAAAAACTCATTCAGAGTTGAGGCTCACAGAATCAGCATTCGACGATAAATTAAATAATGTCCTTTATAATGGCATTATTGATTTTAATCGTTCTGTTGGTCGCCGCGGCCCTGCTGGTGTTTCCTTATAATTACCAGTCAATCCAGAGCGGACCGTGTTCAGCGTAAATATAACTGTACACATCCAGATTATATTTGTGGTCTGTTAAGAACAGGCCGCAAATACATGCCGAAGCTTCCAGGGCAGCGGCTCTGTTACTGAATAACCATGTAGCAACATTCCAGCGTTTTTCTGCATCCCAGTCTTTCTCAAGGCCTGATACCATGAAGAAACCGTTAGTGTTGCCATCAAATAATTCTGTTTCCAGATTTTTAAGCAATGCCTGATGGACTCTTGCCAGGTATTCCGCCGGAATTTCGCCACGAATTCTGATGAGATTGTCATAAACAAACATGTTCCCCGCATATGGCGATTTTTCTTTCTTGTTTTTTAAACCAGTATCATGAGCAAACTGATCAATTTCTTCTTCCGTTGGTTTCGTATTGATGTTTTGCGCTGTCGTTTCTGCAATTTTATTTGCCACACTCTCTGAGTCGTGTTTATTTACAGACGCACAGAAATACAATCCGGTAAACGCATCGCGCACATTACGAGCCATATTATCAGTGTCTTTTTTCGTTACCGATTCCAATGCAAGTTCGTTCAGACGATGACGAAGTGTGTGTACTGCAATCTCCTGGATTGAAGTAGGTAAATCTTTAAATTCCATCGTCAACCTCATCAGTCAGAGTTTCTTGCTAACCAGCGATGCGCGCCAGCTTCGGTTTTAAACGTTTTACTTTTGGTATACGTCATCGCGGTGAATGTGCCGTCCTGGTTGGGAAACACGCCGTACACCAGAGATTCGTTGTTGCCAAGATCGATAGTATCCATGCTGACCTCATTTCCCCTTAACGCCGGGGTAGCGGAACAAAAACCTGCTGCATAGTTAAAGTTGAACCCTGCCGTCATGTTCTTACGCCTCGGGCTGGCTACTTAACCCCTGACCACTGCCTGGTAACTCGAAGTATTGCCCTGCGTGCTGTGGGGCGGGGTGGGTGGCATGCTGGAACTATAGGAAATGCCTAATTGATTGTCAATAGGCTTTGCCTAATATTCTGGGCGTAACCTAATAGGTGATGCGAATGAAAAAAGTGATGGGAGGGATTAAATAACGGAATCCAGGAGTTTTCCGTCAGACCATATAAGTTTAAGTTCCAGTTTTTGTGATGCTCTGGCTTTTCCGTTCAGATTCTAGAACTTTCAGATACTTACCAACTTTCATTTCCATCGCTGCTATGTAGGCGCGAACATCGTGGTCAACCCAGTCTGGTTCTGTAGCATTTCCTGATAACAGGAAAGCTACAATCGCTCTTATTTCATCAGAGGCTGCCTGATAAAGGTTGTTTATGTCTAAAAGTTCACTTTTTGTATCTGAGTTGGTGGGGGTTGGTATGGGGTATTCGTTAAGCCCCCAATGCTCTGGACCAACAACATCAGAAAAGAAACGCCATAATTCTGGAAGTTTATCTTTACTTATGGAGCCTTTCTTAATCCAGTCATAGATTGATGGTGGTTGGACTTTGAAGTGGCGAGCGACCTCCGCCTTTGATTTGACGGATCCCGATGCGATTTTTTTGTTAATGGCCTGCTCTATTGCTCGGCCTAAGTCTTTACCACTAAGCATTGCTTAATATTCTCCTATGCTCATTGTATTAGGCAATCCCTATCCTCACTGCATTAGGCATAGCCTATTGACATTGGTGTTAGGCGTCGCCTAATATCTCTGTGTGTTTTTGGAGTTCATTCGATGAAAAAAGAGAACTATTCATTCAAGCGAGCTTGTGCTGTTGTCGGTGGGCAATCAGCAATGGCTAGGCTTTTAGGTGTATCACCTCCAAGCGTAAATCAATGGATCAAAGGGGTACGTCAATTGCCTGCAGAGAGATGTCCAGCAATTGAACGTGCAACAAGAGGTGACGTTCTGTGCGAAGAACTTCGTCCTGATATTGACTGGTCATATTTACGACGTTCGGCATGTTATTCGCAGAATATGTCAGTGAAGCAACTAAATGACAGTAACAAATCCTCATTTGATCATACCTGAAACATCAAGAGGAAAATGATTCATGAAAATCAAGCATGAACACATCCGCATAGCGATGAATGCCTGGGCGCGTCCTGATGGCGAAAAGGTTCCGGCAGCTGAAATAACCCGGGCTTATTTTGAGTTGGGTATGACGTTTCCTGAACTGTACGACAACAGCCATCCTGAAGCCCTGGCTCGCAATACCCAGAAAATTTTCCGCTGGGTAGAGAAAGACACTCCTGATGCGGTTGAAAAAATTCAGGCGTTGTTACCTGCGATCGAAAAGGCAATGCCGCCTCTGCTGGTGGCCCGAATGCGCAGTCACAGTTCAGCCTATTTTCGGGAGCTGCTGGAGACGCGGGAGCGGCTGGTGAGGGATGCAGATGATTTTATTGCGGTGGCAATTGCTGGTTTCAACCAGATTAATCGCGGTGGCCCGGCAGGAAATGCCGTGGTGATGCACTAAAAGCACGGTGTTCGGGGTTTTTTATGAGCAGCAAGCTTCATGGTCTTGTCTGGGAAGGGTGCGCCTTCACCGGCATGATCTTATCCAGGGTGGCAGTGATGGCTCGTCTTGCAGACTACAGCAATGATGAAGGTGTGTCATGGCCTGCAGTAGAGACCATTCGTCGTCAGATTGGGGCAAAGAGTGAATCAACGGTTAAAGCGGCGATAGCGGAACTGGAAAAGAGCGGCTGGCTGACAAAGGAAGAGCGTAAGGTTGGCGGACGTAACGTAAGCAATATCTACCGGCTTAATGTGGAAAAACTCGAAGCTGCAGCAGCGGCGGCGCGAGAGGCATATAAACCGAAAAGAAAAATTAGCCCGGCAAAAAATGACCCGTTAACGGTTGACCCGTCAAATATTGACCCCTCAACGGTTGACCCGTCAAATTTTGATGGCTCAACCGTTGATAAAAAACGGTCGGTTAGGGGGGCGATGATTGACCCCGATCCGTCAGTATTAAAATCTGATCCGTCAGATAAAAGATCTTCTTGTCCGGACGCTTTGCAACCGGACCCGCAGACGGCTGAACAGGATTTTTTAACCCGACACCCTGATGCGGTTGTGTTCAGTGCGAAAAAACGCCAGTGGGGAAGTCAGGAAGATTTGGCGTGCGCACAGTGGATCTGGGGACGAATCGTGAGTCTTTACGAGCAGGCGGCCAGCGATGATGGCGAGATCACGCGACCGAAAGAACCAAACTGGACCGCGTGGGCCAATGACGTGCGCACAATGCGGATGCTGGATGGCAGAACTCACAGACAAATTTGCGAAATGTTTGGGCGGGTACAGCGGGATCCATTCTGGGTAAAAAACATCATGAGCCCGTCAAAGCTCCGCGAAAAATGGGACGAACTGGTCATCCGCCTGGGGCGTTCACCTGTACAGCGTTGTGTGAATCATATTTCTGAACCGGACACCGAAATTCCGCCGGGGTTCAGGGGGTAACGAACCATGAAAAATATTGCGACAGGCGGCGTTCTGGAACGTATCCGCAGACTGACCCCGCCACATGTAACCGCCCCATTCAGAACGGTAGCGGAGTGGCGCGAGTGGCAACTTGCTGAAGGCCAGAAGCGTAGCGAGGAGATCAACCGCCTGAATCGCCAGTTGCGGGTGGAAAAATTATGAATCGCTCAGGCATCCAGCCGTTGCACCGTAAATGCTCGTTTGCGAATTACCATGTACAGAACGATGGCCAGCGATACGCGTTAAGTCAGGCGAAATCCATCGCTGATGAACTGATGACCGGATGCACAAATTTCGCGTTCAGCGGAAAACCTGGTACTGGAAAAAACCATCTGGCGGCGGCTATCGGGAATCGCCTGCTGAAAGACGGCCAGACAGTGATAGTGGTTACTGTGGCTGATGTTATGAGTGCCCTGCACGCCAGCTATGACGACGGGCAGTCAGGTGAAAAATTTTTGCGGGAATTGTGCGAAGTGGATCTGCTGGTTCTTGATGAAATTGGCATTCAGCGTGAGACGAAAAACGAGCAGGTGGTACTGCATCAGATTGTTGATCGCCGGACAGCATCGATGCGCAGTATGGGGATGCTGACAAACCTGAACTATGAGGCCATGAAAACGTTGCTCGGTGAGAGGGTTATGGATCGCATGACCATGAACGGCGGGCGATGGGTTAATTTTAACTGGGAAAGCTGGCGACCGAATGTCGTCCAGCCAGGAATCACGAAGTGATTTTTACCGGGAGGAAATTTTAATGGAGACTGTTTTTGACGCACTGAAAGCGATGGGAAAGGCCACGTCCATAGAACTTGCTGCGCGACTTGATGTCAGTCGTGAAGAAGTGCTTAACGAACTATGGGAACTGAAAAAGGCTGGTTTTGTTGATAAAAGCGCGTACACCTGGCGTGTGGCTGATAACAACGTTCAGCAGGAACAACCAGCGCAGGCAGAACTGCCGGAAGAAACCACCACAGCAACAGTAGCGAAAATCTCAGAGTGCGATTTAACCGCGACGATTGAACAACGCGGACCACAAACGGCGGATGAACTGGCTACGTTGTTCGGTACCACATCACGCAAAGTAGCGTCAACGCTGGCAATGGCAATCAGCAAAGGGCGTCTGATTCGTGTAAATCAGAACGGTAAATTTCGTTACTGCATGCCGGACGATAATTTACCAGCTGAGCCGAAAGCCGCATTGGTAACGGGAAATGATGGTAAAGCCTTTCCTCAGCCAGCAGGTGTTGCGTTACCAGCACAGGAAGCTGTAACACAGGAAGAAATTAAAACAGAAACTGTGGCGGACATTGTGCAGTCGCTGCCATCGTTCACCGAAACGCGGGCGGATGACCTGATTTTACCATCTCTGCACCTGGCAAACCGCGAACTGCGTCGGGCGAAAAATCATGTCCAGAAGTGGGAGCGTGTCTGCGCCGCACTGCGGGAGCTGAATAAACACCGGGATATTGTCCGACAGATTGTCGATTCCTCCAGTCGCGTTGTGTTGGAAAAGTGAGGCGCTTATGAGAAACGTTTTTACACCTGAATATCGGGAGCAACTGAAGGCGCGTATTGTGGAACTGGTGCGCAGAGATGGGCGGAAAACACGTAAGCAACTGGAGGATGAAACCGGAGCAACGAGACACCTGATAGAAGTTCTGGCGAAAGAGCTGGTAGTTAGTGGCACGCTATATGGTTCAGGCCATGGAATATTTCCTTCAGAACAGGCTCGTAAGGACTGGATAAAAGCCTGCAAAAAAATGTCGAGAGCGGCAGTGAAAAAGAAGAGCGACTCTGGCCTGATTTATTCATTGCCAGATGGCGAAATACGTCGTTACAACAGGCGTCATAATATAATTTGTAATGAGAGCCGTAACAGTGAAGTGATGCAGCGAGTTTTGATATTTTACACAGGAGTAATGATGGTTCAGTGAAAACAATATGAAATCTTTATCTTCTGGTCTTTCAACAGATGGGAAAAGTGTAGATATATGAAAATTGTATAGCAATAATTCGCAGCATGGATGCTGTTTGTATGTTGATAAAGTGCTCCCAGTATGCGAGTGTAAGAGTTGAACCAGCTCCAACTAAGAAACTGGGGGGGATTATTCAGAATGTAGCTAAGTGAATGTTGTTATGAGTATCTGAAAAATTTTTAATGGGTCTAAGAACACAGCAATGCACAAATGAGGAGTTATCTTTTATTGTGCTTATTAATATGCTCAATGACCCATTGAGATTGATGTTAGTTATGTTAGCCAGAGTGATATAGTGATTATATCTCTGTTGTTATATGCTGAAATGAATAATACTATTCCAGAGTGCAGCAGCGAAAGTCTCCTGATGATTGAGTCCTGGGAATTGTACGATAGAAAAATTACTGTATTTTTCTGTTAAAATATTTCTCAAAACAGATTCTGCTTTAATGGCTTCAGGATATAAAGATGCGGAGTAATCAAGGCTAAGATCTCCGTTAAGTAAGCATATGCTTTTAGTATGCTTTGATTCTGGCATATCATTTTTTATGATCTTGATGATTCTTTCATCCTGCCATAGAAGTGATGGTGCTGAGATATAATAATAGCTAAAACATGAATTGTGTTTTAAACAATCAAGAACAAAAATGGCACCTAGTGAGTGTCCCCATATACCGAGTTTGGAAGAGGTCGGAACAACGGTGCTGACCCAGGGCATGATCTGAGTTAGCAATAACTCTCGGAAAGTCTGACTTCCTCCACCAGTGAAGTAGATCCATGCTGGTTTGGAGTTATCAATAATAGCATTTTCACCACTAGGAGTGTAATCGTAAGCACGGCGGTGAATGTTAAGGTTATCCCAGGATTCATAACTAAGTGTAACTAACACTGGTGGATTGGGTAGTGCATCAATAACAGGCAGAATATCAGAAATGTAATTGTTGGCACTATTCCCATCAAGTATATAAAGAGTTGCATTATTTTTTTCAATGTTTTTTGGAGTAAAAATACATATTTTATATTTGGTGTCATGGTTAATTGAGTTAAATATGCGTGTTTGACAATGAATGTCCATATGTTTAGTCATGCGTTCTCCCCATGAGCATTAAAGGATGCTTAAGATATGCTATGTCACTGATGAAAAATTTGTTGTGTGTGTTTAGATATTTTATCTACCTCCATTATGATTTAAGACTGATATATGTTATCAGCAAAGGTACATCGTTATTATTTTACCTGTCAATACATTTGATATTGATTATCGTTTACATCGCTTGCTTAGGAAATTGAAGGCAGATAACTATCATGTCAATGAACTAACCCACAGTCTAACGTACTTCTTTCCCCAATCACCAACAACCAAATTCCTGTTATCATCACCGGGATTTTGGCGCAACTTCATGGTGCAGAGGTAAATAGCATCAAGCAAAATCTCTTTTTCCGTTGTTGTCCTTATGGGACGTCTGTCTTTCTGACCGATTTCATATTGGCGAGGTAATGGGAAGTTAAGTAGAATGGCTGCGGGTGCTTGAGGCTATCTGTCTCAGGCATGAACACCAAAGGCAGATAGAGAAAAGCCCCAGTTAACATTACGCGTCCTGCAAGACGCTTAACATTAATCTGAGGCTC